TCACAGGACACGCTCCTTAACCCAGCCGTAGAGAAAATCCTCGTTGGCTTCGCGGCCCTCCGCCAGTTCGAGGTATCTGGCACCCTGGCTGCAGTTCAGCGCACGCAACAGAACCTGTTCACCCTCTTTCCCGCGGGCGGAAAGGTATCCCTTAAGCGCGGTGATGGTTCGGGGACCAATGGCGCCATCCGGAATCAGATCGGGATACAGCTTTCCGCGCATATTCATTGCGGTCAGCCAGCGCTGGAAAAACTTACTGGCTACAGATGGCCCCATGTTCACGCCAGTGTCGCAAAGCTCATCTGCCAGTAACGTAGATAGAGCTGCCACCTGGTCAAACCGGGGGCCGGTCCAGTAATCGCTCAGCAGGATTTGCTTTGCTGTTTCCCTGGGCAGGTTCCGCATATCACCGGTGTAGCCATGTGCACGGGCGGTGGTCTGCGTGATGCCCCAGCGGGTCGGCCCGCCTTTATCCGACGGATGATCGACATAACCACCCTCCTTGCCGAGGATCCCCTCGATAATCTGATCTGCTGTCATGGCGCCTTAACTCCGGTAATGCGTTCCCAGAAATAGGTCAAAGCAACAGAACCCATTGCCCCGCTAATTCCGGAAGTGGCCAGTATCATGTAAATGCTCAGTCCGCTTTCAATGCTCACCAGGCCAGCAATAACGCCGGTAAACCCTGAAACCACCATTTGGGCAAGAGCATTGATCAAGCTCCATGTTGCCTTGCTCTGCTTCACATCTATCAGGTAGCGAACAAGTCCACCCCAGCAAGCAATGATCAGCAGAACCAGCCAGGACATCCCGGCAATGCTCTCTTTGTCTTGCATACGTTTAGCCATAGTTACCGCCTCCGATGAAAGATCGGGAAGCTGTGTGTTTGAGAAGGGTCAGGCCCGTCGGGCTGGATTTAACAACGAAGCGTATCGATGATGATTCCCGCGGGACCTGATAATAAAAAAGCCACGCGAATGCATGACCTGTAATTACGGACGTTTGTTTACAATTCAGAAAGCAATGACTAACATTTAAAAACTGAGAGGTTCTGGAGCTCTCAGTCTCCTTGTAATGATTGTCCCGTATATTACGGCCCGCTCTCCTATGCGGGCTTTTTTTCACTTAAAGAAAAGGCTCGCCGAAGCGAGCCTGCCACTGTTGATTCTAATTTTGAGAGGGCTGTGGTTCCGGGTGCCTCCCGGTGGCTTGTTACCAGTAATCAGAGCCACAGGCATATTCACAGGAACATAAACTGGGTTACCCCTCCGCACAGGGGGTCCACCTTGTCCACAACCATAGTAAAAAATTTGTCAGAAATATAAAGGGTGGATGCTTGAACAAAACTGGATGCAAGCTCCCTTAAACCATTGAGCGGCACGTTTCTGCGCAGCGAAGGCATGCTTCAGAACATTTCTGGCAGTGTTCTGCTTCGTGTTTACCACATTCTTCACCGCATTTTTGACAGATTTCTGCACAGACCTGACATAACGATTTAGCAAATTCACTGTCAAGGGTCATAAATTGTGCTGCAAGTCGACAAATATTCGCACATTGCATATCAAGTCTGATGCACTCGCGCATCATATCCACCTGTTCTTCTTTCAGACAGGAAGCAGCACAATAATCACAGGCTGTCGCGCATTTATAGCAGACTTCAATACACTCAGCATAGTTAACTGGCATAGTTAGCTCCTTTCAGTTGTAAGCAGAAAGTAAAGCATGGTTGCTTGATTGCGATTATGCCAGTGTGAGTAGCCGTTATTCCAAATTCGCTTAAACGTCTAGGATAGGTAACATATTCGAATAACGGCTTAATTCAGCGAATAACGCACTGGCCGACATTACAAAGGGGAATGTAAGACTTCCTGGTTAAGCCTCGCCGTTATCGCAGGTCAAATCTCCCTGTACCAAGTGCAAAGTATTGATCACGGTCGCGCCCGCTACATCTTCGATTACATTAGGAAAACTTCATGAGTTTTTAAATTGGCTTAAGTAATGAAAAAACCCCGCAAGGGGCTTCTTGTTTAAATCTTTTAGGCGTTACTTCACATGATTAGAAGCATACAGGACAACTTTATGCAAAGTCAACTCTATCGTGCAAAAAATTGCCGCCATCTGTTTCGATCACATTAATAACAGGTCGCCTTCTCAAATTCAGCCGCGGCCTGTCTCTCTCCTTTGTGAAGCGTATCCACCAGCCCTTCATAGAACGGCTTCCAGTTGCGTGACCACGAAGACTGATGGAGATCCGGGAGACGCTTCAGAATGGCGCGGTGTACCGTCGCAGAGGGTACAACAGAGAAGCCATTACCAGAGCAGCGTTCACATGTTTTGAAAACCGGTGCGCCAAGTTCTTTGGTCGCTTTGCGATCTAACACCTCCCCTTTACCACCACACCTGCATCGCGCATGGATCACTTTCTTTCCTCCGCACACTCCACAGACCCTTTTCACCAGTTCATTTCTAATCTTTGGGGCCTTCACTTCGACACCGTCAGCATCGAAAATACCGGGGTGCTTAATTACATCTTCATGGCGGGAAATAAAGCCGGTACCGCTGCAGCTTTGACACGTTGCTCTGGTGGCCGCCGAACGTGAGTATTCCGCAAAGGCAAATTGCGCCAGCGTCAACATGCAGGCGCCGAGCTTGTCACCAGCGGCTTTGCGGACATTTTTAGGAGCGTTTTTGATGGCAAACTGCGCCAGCGCCTGAATTGCAAGCTGTTCATCCGTTTTGCTGATACCAGCCTTTCCGAAGAAAGCGGCCAGGCCGAAGCGTGCCCTGCTGCTGGTCACACCGATCCCGGTCATAATGTCTGTGCCATTCAGGCGATTCGGCGATGTGCTTTTCACGTCGTCGCTGATATGCATCCCCTGCGGGCTGAAATGCTTTAACGATGCTTCCAGTTTCATGCGGCCACTTCTCCGATATCAGAAATTAAAATTTGTCCGGATTCACCCCAGACTTTTGTTGCACGAAAGTCCCAGATATGTGCGTCATCAGTAAACAGAGCATCCATCAGCGCTTTGATCATGTTATCGGCGTCTGGTTTCTGCTGGTGTGCCTGTCCGTTCATCGTTACTCGCTTCTTTTGGCTCCAGCTCTTTGGCATGGGAACCACGAAGGTTATGTGTCCGCCCTGCTCCGGCATAGCAACGTTCTTCAGACGGACCTCATCGCAGAATGCCCGGTAGCGCATGACCACTTCCCGCTGTTTCCATTTGTCTGCCCGGGTCATCCTCGGCTTGCCCATTGGTGTAATGTTAAAAATCTTCATGGCCAGCCCGGCTCCCTTTCGTGTAACGGCGTTGATGTGCCTTTGGTTGCGGCGTTGAGCGTTGGCGAGCTTCCTCCTGATCAATTGGCAGGAAATGACCGTTGTAGAATCGACGATAGATGGTCCCCAGCTCTCCATTACGCTGTTTTGTCACGTTGATTTCGGCAATACCCTTTGCTGGCGATTCAGGGTTATAAACCTCATCTCGGTACAACATCAGGATCAAGTCAGCATCAGCCTCAATTTCCCCCGAGTTTTTCATATCGGAGTTCATTGGCCGCTTATTGGGTCTGGATTCGACACCGCGCGATAGCTGGCTCAGCGCAAGGACAGGGGTTTTATTTGATTTAGCCAGGTTTTTAAGCCCCTTGGATACATCGCCAACGGCCAGATCGTACCGCGCAGCACTCTGAATTTTGATAAGCGCCAGATAGTCGATGACCACCAGCGCGATTTCCGGATGCGCTATCTGGTAGCGCGTGGCGGTTTGCTGTATCTGGTCGATAGTCAGCCCCGTGGCGTCAGTGATCCAGATATTGCGGGTTGCCATGCGTTCCATGCCGTTAAAGAACCGCGCCCAGTCCTCGTCCTCGAATTTATCCACGGCTTTCAGGCGAGACATCGACATCCCGCCTGCAGCGGAAACCATGCGCTTGGTGATCTGCGTGTCCGACATCTCCATACTGAAAAACAGCACGCCATGGCCTTGAGCGGAAACCTTGTCGATGATATCCAGTGCCAGTTCGGTTTTACCCATCGATGGCCGCGCGGCAATAAACACCAGATCTGTCGATTCAATGCCGCCGGTCTTAGCATCAAGCTCCTCAATGCCAGTGAGTAGGCACCTGGTCTCTTCTTTCCCCTGGCTCCGCGATTCAACTTCGTCCGCCACTGCGGTGAGCAGTTCGGAGATGTGAATGGGCTGGACGGTATCTGCTGAAATGTCGATCGCCGATACAGCCAGCTTCGCAGCTTCAAGGGCGGCCAGGGCTGATTCTCCGTTGCTCGCGCTCCTGATTTGCTCCAGCACTTTTTCCAGTGCTGCTTCGGCATCACGTACACCAGCATTGCGCCGCAGCACATCAACGTAAGATAACAACGCGGATTTCGCCCAGTTGACGCGGGTGGCTGCCAGAATTGTGGTTTGAAGCGCCGGCAACGATTCGCACAGCAGCAGTGGATCAATCACGCCTCCACTACGAGCCTGTCGGCAAATACCAGTGTAAATATCCCGATACTGGCGAACTGAGAAGGTGCTTGCAGGTAACCGGGAGAGAACATCCAGCACCTCAGGATCAGCTCCGCGCAAAAACAATGCACCGATGACCGCCTCTTCAAGTTCGTCGTTACGCCAGACTGGTGTCATGCATGCCCCCCGTTATTACCACGAAAACTCGTCCAGTTAAAAACCAGGTAGTTGCGCCCTCCATCACTAACCCGGTCAAAAATGCGGTCGCTGATAAACTCTTTCAGTTGCTCACACGGCAGGTTGGTAATCAGGATCGTTGGCAGAACACTTTCATAGCGGGCGTTAATGATCTCATGCAGGATTGTCATCTCTGCCGGACTACCAAACTGCACGCCAACCTCGTCGATAATTAGCAGGTCCAGAGAGGAGTAGTGGTCCAGCACGCTCTCTTCGGTCACGTCTGCATTGTGGCGCCAGGTACTTTTCACGGTGCGGGTCAGGCGCATAACGTCTGTGATTTCAACTCTGGCGAGGTGGTTACGAATGATGTTTTTTGCCAGTGATACTGCCAGATGGTTTTTCCCCGTCCCGCAGCTGCCTGTCAGCACGAGGCTTTTCCCAGCCTCCAGAACTGCTGGCCAGTTTTTTGCGTAGCGCTTGCAGGCTGCGAGGTTGCGTGAGGCTTCAGGATTGATCTCCAGGTAATTTTCAAATTCGCAATCACCAAAGCGTCGAGTGATGCCGGCATCGTCCAGCAAGCTGCCAACGCGAAGTTCTCTCAGTCCAGACTCAACGCTTGCCTGCTCTGACCGGATGCACGCAGGGCAGCGAGAATGTTTGAATATCTCTCCACCGCGAAAATCCTTACCCACCAGGGTGAATCGCTCGTAGTCTCCATGATCCGGACATGAAGCCATGCTGGTATAGTTCGAGTTCCATCCCCCGAAACCCCAGGGTAATGTATGCTCTTCGGCGAAAGTGAGTTCATCACCTAGTTTTGCCTGCTGCGCCATCAGGTCTTCACGCTCTTTGAGCTGATTCAAATTCAACATATCCACCTCAATCAAAAATTCAGGTTCTCAGCAGATTCGCCAAAATCGTCGGACATACGCCCCAGTCCAGACAGGCGGGCAATAGTGCCGTTGTGCCCACCGGCGGGAGCGGATGGCGCCTGCCAGGATTCTTCGAAATGGCGATCTGGCCCAAAGAACGACACGGCCTGCTTCACGTATTGAGTTCCAGCACTGCCGGTTGCCCGAGCATAGGCTGCGTAGCGTTTAACACCCGCCAGCATGACCTCAGGTTTAACCCCGTCTTTCAGGCGGGCATTCCAGGCTTTGAAGGCGGCAGCCTTGGAATTACCACCAGCGCGTTTTGGGTATGCCTGCCAGGCTTTCTCAAACTCAGGGGAATAATCCTGTTTTGCAGAACGAGACGGTGCAGAGGCGATAGCCGAAGCACCAGTATGTTTTATAGGTTCATTGACTGATTCATTGACTGGTTCAAAAGAGTGACTGATTCTGGGTGCAGCTCCTGCACTACCCCCTGGTGAATCTCCTGCACCAGGTAGTGAATCTGTTGCACCAGGTAGTGAACGACTTGCACTACCCCCTGGTGAATCTCTTGCACTACGTAAATTGAGCTGATAAACGTTGCTGGAATTCCCCTTTGGCCCTGTCCGAAGCTCTTTTTTGATCAGGCCACACTCACAAAGCGCTTCGATGTGATTCATCACCGAACGCTTGCTAATTTCACACTGGTCAGCGATGTGCTGGTAACTAGGCCAGCACTCCCCGAGATCACTGGCGTTATCCGCCAGCTTAAGAAGAACCAATTTGCGCAAAGGGTTTCCGACCTTAATTTTCATAGCCTGAACCATCAGATCCATGCTCATACCAAAACCCTCGTGAAGTACTGTTGAAACTTCCAGACTGGCTGCATACATTCATGCGGATAACCCGGTCTGGTGAAATAAACCTGCTGCTTTTCGCGATCCCACCCAGTGACGTGCGCGACAATACCCCGAGGATCGTGATACAGCCTGTCCAGCGCCTTAATACCGCCCGTTTCTGGAAACATTCAGCTCACCAGCGCTTGATTTGTAATCGGATTATCTGGCGTCACTTCATGCCTCGCCTGCATTGTCGAGCCATGTCACTCACCTTGCGTTGGGTGCGGGAATAGCTCGGGCAGGTCAGGTCTGATTTCATAGGCCGCTACTTGGCCATTAGCAGCAGCCACAATTTTTAATACATGCTCTGCCTTAACTCTTTTCCCGTGGCGCCATTTCCATACCGTTGCTTGGGACACACCACATTGTTTTGCAAGCGCATCCTGGCTTCCTGTACATCTGATTGCTTTATCAATAGGCTCAGAAATCATAAAACCCCCTTAGTAATTGATTATTACTTTAGCGATTTCATGGGTAAACCTCAAGTCTAATAATTACTTTTTGACTTATCGCGTTCAGTGAGTTAAGTTTTTAACAACTTTTGGAGTAGCCAACATGTCGAAAACAACGTTTGCTGAAAGATTGGTTGAATCAATGAAGGCAGCAGGCTTTACCCAAGCTTCCCTTGCTGCCGCTGTAGGAATGTCGCAATCCAGTATCTGGAAACTAACTTCTGGCGCGGCCTCAGGCTCACGGAAAACTGTAGAATTAGCTAAAGCACTACATGTCAGGCCTGAATGGCTCGCCTCAGGTGAGCTGCCCGTGAATGATAATGAATCCAATGATCTCCCAACCGTCTACAGGCAACAAAGACCTGTTGACCCTGGGATTTACAGAGTCGATTTGCTTGATGTTCAAGTGAGTGCTGGTCCCGGAGTATACCTATCTTCTGAGTTCATCGAGACAGTACAAGCAATTGAATTCACAGAAGAATATGCAAGAAGCATGTTTGGAAGTCGTCCAGCATCATCTATCAAGGTGATCACCGTGCGTGGCGATAGCATGGAAGGTACGATTGATCCAGGTGATTACATCTTCGTGGATACATCAGTAAATCACTTTGAAGGTGATGGTATTTATGTTTTCGTTTTTGGCAAAACGATTCATATCAAACGCCTGCAAATGCAGAAGAATAGCCTTGTCGTTCTGTCAGATAACAAGCTCTACAGCCCTTGGGAAATAGACGCATGTGATGAAGATCAGTTTCACGTTTTAGCTAAAGTGCTGGTCAAACAGTCGGCAGCCTTTAAACGATTCGCCTAACTCTCAACATAGAAGAACGACCGCTTAGGCGGTCTTTTTTTTGCTTACTAAACAATAAAATACCTAAGAGATAAAAAATAAATTACTTTAGTCATTGACTATCGCAAAGATCCGATCCATCCTAATTACAACTTAAGTAATTCAACGGAGCGATTATCATGACAACTAAAAACTTCATTCAATTAGTAGATATTCCAGACTACCGTTTTGATAAGCGTGCGACTGATATCGATTATGATGGTATCGCGGTCGACTGCGACTCTAAAACAATTTCAATATTAAGTGCAATAAATCATATCAGCCTTAATGTTTTCTCTCTTATGGAAGAGTTCCAGGTTGATAAAGAAAAAATAACTAACCTTTCCTGTATTATTGCTGACCTTGCAGAACTGGCAATTGCCACAAATAAAATCGCTCAATCTGCATCATACCTTTCTGGTTTAAAAGGTGGCAATGATGGCGCATGAAATTTCATTAGAGCAGGCGGCAGAGAAAGCTCATCAGGCGGAGATAATTTGCCGCATGATGGAGGTATACCCTAATAAAATGGATTGTACCGAAGTTGAGGCATTATCTTCGCTGCTCAGAACTCTTACTGGTGATGTATGTGCATGGCTTATTGAAGAGCAGGCAATAAAAAATAATAAGTAAAACAACACTTAACTATTTAATTCAAGATTAATTTCTGCGGGAATTCACATTCATTATTCAGGAGAGCACTGTGAAAAATAAAGATGCCTTTAAGACAGCAAAAATGATGTGTAGTGCAGGCTACTGGGATATCGCAATTTTATTTTTAAAAAAAGCTTATGGGAGATAATCATGGGTATGCAGCGCCGCCAAGATATTCAGTGCGTCACCATTAAGGCTGAGCAGCTTAACTTCCTTATGCAGACAATTTTTACACATCACAAGGACTTTGACTGCCATCAACTTGATGGGGTTTTAGGTCTTGCATATGACCTTGCTGGCGAGGTCTATTCATGGATGGAAAAAGAGGAAAAGATTGTACAGAAAAATGAAGAACAGAAAAGAAGGGGTAATTAGATGAGTAACTTAATTACTACCTATCGCCGCCGAATTTTAAAAGCAGCCTTGTTACGCCACCAGCGAAAGACTGGGAGTAGCTTACTTGTCATTAAGCTTAACAAGGGTGGGATTAGTACTATCGAATTAACTGAGATTCTTCTTGATGGATTGTTGCGGAAATTCGAGCGACTGGCGCTCGGTGAGTACGGAAATGTGGAAGGTGTGAAAGCTCTTAAGGGAATTTACAGCAACTCTGTTGATGTTAATGGCAGCGGCGAATTCCTCACAGAAAGCGGGAAAGAGTTAATCGACGAGCTTATTTCTGAACTGGTTGAGTTCGTCAAAAAGCAGAAACCAGTTACTGCGGAGTCCGGCAATGAATAACCAGCAAACAATGCTCTATCAGGGTGTGCTGATCCCCCGCCCCGTGTTGAACGTGGATCTGCATGTCCTCCCTGATTTTACCGGGCGGGTAGTCTTGCACATCGAGAACGGGAGGGTGATATGCGACCGCCAGCTGTTCGACGACGAGCACATTTGCACACTGGCCACGTTTATCGAAATGGCGCGCGAAATGGAACTGAGATTTGAGGAGGTAGCTGGTGGCACTGACAGCGATACGAATTCCTGAGAGGGTTCACCTGCAGGCGCTGCAGGTCCTGCTGCGGTATCGGCGCCGGCGGATATTCCCGCGGCGAATGCGCCGCACCGGCTACCTCAGCCTGAAGGTTAACCCACGCTGGCGCCTGTTATCGAAAGACGATGGCCGGAACTGGGAAGTTATGAGTCATGAAACCTATAACCGGGAGAAAGACAAATGATTGACAACAGAACTGTCAGCGCCATTGACCTGGCGTTACAAAAGCACCCAACGCAGGTTGGTGATCTGTTCGCCGCGATCCGCCACGGACGCATGAAGCGGTGCTTCAGCCGGGATACCGCAATTCGTTACCTGGCGTTCTTCATGACCTCCCGAGCTTTTGGGCGTTCTGGTTTCAAGCAGCGTTATCCGGACGTGCAGGTAATTCATCCACTGAATCCAGAACTGAGTAGCTGGCAACGTGGCGCCGTGACCATTGAGTATTTCAACGCCCACCAGCGCACCGTTCGCCGGCTGCGTCGCATCCTCGCCCGCAAAAGAGAAATGCAAAAGTGGTGCAAAAAATGGGATGCCATGCACGACCGCTACGTGAAAGAGCGCGAAGAACTGCAGGCCTGTAAACCAGCAGAGGTGCGCAATGCTTCAGAACATGCTTAACCCGGAACCAACCTCAACAGGGATCCGGTCTGGAAACCGGGTGATTGGCTACTCCGCTGCTATTCGCCTGCTGGATAACGGTCGCTATGACAAACACCTTGCCGATGGAATGGAAATTCTGGCCTGCATCATGGAAGCGGTAGAAAGCAACTGGATCACGCTCAATATCGAAAAAGAGTTGATCCTCTGGCGCTGGCTACTGGCTGCCGTGTTCATCACTGAGGAGCTGGAGAAAAACGGAACTGTCGACGTTCCGAATGATACTGGCGGTGTTGATACTGCTGTTATCTATTCCAGCAAGCATGGCGCCATTAGCATCTATCCGGGACCTGAACGCTTTGCACTCGCCAACCATATTGAGCTGGGGGCAATCGAGAAATATGGGCCAGAGGTTGGCCAGCAGCTGGCGCTGCGGATGTATCAGGACATGGTTATTGCTGACGAAGAATTTGGGTTCAGGTTATCAGCACTTGGCCGGGAGGGGCTTAACCTCCTCCATGACAGCTTTATCGAACACATCCAGATCGAAGGTGTGCCAGAAGCACCGATTATGCATTGAGGGGAATGATGATGAATAACTTGATCACTAACAAACCATCTATGAGCAGCCTTGAGATCGCCGAGCTGGTAGAGAAACGCCACGACAACGTGAAACGAACCATTGTGACACTGGCTTCGAAGGATGTTATCCGGTCTCCTCAAATTGAGGTTCTCGAAAGAATCAATAACTTAGGATTTGCCGTCAATGACGAGGTTTACAAATTCTCAGGTGAAGAAGGGAAGCGTGACAGCATCATTGTGGTCGCGCAACTTAGCCCCGAGTTTACCGCCAGGCTGGTAGATCGCTGGAAAGAGCTGGAAGAAGAACGCTCACGGCCAAAATCGCAGGCAGAGCTGATCGCAGAAATGGCCCTGCTGAATGTTGAGCAGGAGCGACGCCTCTACCAGGTTGAAGAACAGGTTGAAACCGTAGTCGAAGCTGTCGAAAACATTAAGCGTGGAAATATGCGGGCCGGATATGTCGGTTATCGCCAGGTAGTCGCAAAAAGCGGCATGACCGATGCCAAGTGTCGAAACCTTGTTAACGCATACCGTATCCCAACCGATACACACGAATTCATGACGCCTGATGGTTTGCTGTCTCGCCGGGCGATCGTGGAGTTTGAACCTTTTATGAAAGCATTCCGCCAAATGATGGCAGAAGCCGAACCACGCGGGACCCGTTGGTATCACCCGAAAATGGGACTCTTTCAGGCTATCGGATGGGAAGATAAAGCATGATCATTCCTTCAAAGCTGATCCGCGCCGCTCTGGTGTGCGTTGCTAAAAATGATGCCCGCTACTACCTGTGCGGAGTCCATATCACCCCGAAATACATTGAGGGAACCAACGGTCATGTAGCACTGCGTATGCAGCATGGAATCAGGACGAAGAAAAATATCATCGTCCAGTTTGAAGGCTGCGTGCCAGTCAAGGCGGAAACAACGGAGCTGATCTTCAATAAGGAGCCGATCGCAATTCATCGTGATCAGCACCAGAATCGCCTGTCCATTACTGGCATTAAGCTACTGAGTGGACGCTTCCCTGACCTGGAGCGCGTCATCCCGAAAACACGGGACTTTAGCGTTAGCCCAGCTATCCAGGCGGAATACCTGAGCTATCCGGCAAAGATTTTTGGACGTGAAGAAAAGTTTGTCCCTGTTCAGCTTCGTCCATCAGGTGAGTTCGACGCAGTACGGTTCCAATTTAATGAGCATATCAACCGCATGTACGGAAACCCTGAGCTGGTCGTTATGCCTTGCCGTGATAATTATTTTAAGGGGGAGAATCGTCAACCATGAAAATCGAATTTAACGATCAAGGATCGGTTTCAGTTATTACGGTAACCAGCACTGTCTTTGAGTTCCGCCGGCACAACCGGGCGGTTGATGTAGCGTTGCTTCTCACGACTGAAATGACCAGCCAGAGAAGCGGTTTTTTCATCATAAAAACGGCTTTGAGCGGCCAGACAAAGCACGCCCTCCGGGCTTACAAACATCTGATCAGGGAGACTAAGCGATGAGCATCACACTCGAAAATGGACGTATTAACCTTGATTCCCTGGTGACAATTGAAGATCACTTGCGCGGACTCGCGCTGGCGAACAGGACGCTGGACAGTATTAAAGACCAAATGTCTCAGCGTTCCGATAAAAAATCAGACTGGTACAGACGGGCTACAGTTGCGCACAAATCATGGTTCTGGGCTCGCTCACGAATCTGCGAACAACTGGCTATTTTGCGCCGTCAGGAAAAGGACGTTAACCGTCTTCGCTGGCAGTATGAAAATGAAGCCCTGATGGCGCAACTGAAAAGCCAGGTGAGCAAAGAGGTTTTCAGTGAGTGTTTGCGCCGGGCAAAAATTAAAGCTGAACAGCGACTGGAGCAAGACTTTCGTGCTGCGATGATTGAGGTGAAGTGATGGACTGGCCTACAGCATTCAGCATCGTCGGTTGCGCGCTCGCAATTGCCTGGCTGTTTCGGAGTTAACGACATGAATCGTGAATTTGAATTGTGGCGCCACTGTCGTGGCCTGATTGTGGTATGAGGTGAAGATGAACACGATGTTTTTGTTAATGGCCGAATACGGGTCTGCTACGGTTCCGCTCAGCCAGGTATGTGAAAAGTATTTTGGGCTGAAACCGGCAACAGCGGAAAAACGCGCTGCGATGGGCGAGATCCCCATTCCAACGTTCCGAGCCGCAGAAAGCCAAAAAGCACCGCGCATGATCCACATCCAGGACCTTGCGAATCACATTGATGCGCAGCTGAAGAAAGGCCGGGACCTCCTGGAAAAGATGAAAAGCGATCATTAGTGACACTGTAACTCAATTCCGGATGCCGCACATTATGTAGCATCCGGTTTTATTTTTGCATCACTCGGCATCCCAATAGAACCCCAAAACAACACATCATATTGTTTTAATTATTTATTCCCTTCATGTTCAACTGGAGCAACATGGGCAAGTTTATGGCCGTCGGGCTGACGGATCTGCTGGAGAGTTCAGGCATGAACGGTGTTCCGGCGTTTGTCGGCCTTGCGCTGCTGTCGGCTTTTCTGTGTATGTTTATCGCCAGCGGCTCGGCCATCTGGTCGATTCTGGCGCCGATCTTCGTGCCAATGTTTATGCTGTTGGGCTTTCACCCGGCGTTTGCGCAGATCCTGTTTCGTATCGCTGATTCATCGGTGCTGCCGCTGGCGCCGGTGTCACCGTTTGTGCCGTTGTTTCTCGGCTTTCTACAGCGCTACCGGCCGGATGCCCGCCTCGGCACCTACTACTCGCTGGTGCTCCCTTACCCGCTGATTTTTCTCGCCGTCTGGCTGCTGTTGCTGGTGGGCTGGTATCTGGTGGGACTGCCGATCGGCCCTGGCATCTATCCGCGGCTGTCTTAA